CTCCTGCATCCGCAATGATACATCCATTGTCTAACTTCATCCAATGATGGCGCGCCAACAACATTGACATTTCCATTATCATTCTCATTACCATTTACATTACCATTTACATTTACATTAGGTTTTGATGTTGTATAACCTAAGTCTGTCAATGGTTTCGGTTTGGTTTTACTTTGGTTTCGGTTTGGTTCTGTTTTGGTTTTAGTTAGGTTATGGTTAGGTTTTGGTTTGGTTTTATTTGAACTTGGACGGCCGCCTTTTTGACCATTGTTGAATCTTGCAATGTTTGCGTCAAGTTGTGGCTTGATCAGCCGAAATGCCAACTTTGGTGTGCCTTCCAATGATGGTTCTACGAAGTTCAAAGCATAGTTGCAAATGGCATCAAACATGGCGCATTTTTCTTCCGGACACAAGTCTTCAGCAGCTTCGAAGAATGACCTGTAAAAGATAAATGAGTCTCTCATCGTATCACGAATTTAGTGCCTTGTTTAAAGAATCGGAATCCAAGGGAACGCAGGATTTCAGTCAGTTCAGCAACAGTATACTTGTCTTCGAACATCAATTCATTGTCAATGCGCTTGATGTTGTGGATGACAGATGCATGGTTCATAAATGCCATTTCCGCAATCCGTGTTAATGATAGACCTGTTTCCATTTCTGGCTGCCGCAATAGCCAGAAGACAACTGCCCTACATTTAACGATGTGTGCTTTCCGGTCCCTTGAAAATAAGCTATTCCGTGTAACGCCATAGTAATGCAGAACTGTATTTGTAATATTCTCAATGTTGACACCTTGCCTGTTGGCAATTGGCGCATTCATCACCTGGTCCACCAATTCCTGTCTGTAAACATCAACCAATTTGTCGATGCTTTCCTTTTCAATTTCAGTTAATTCTGTCTTCACTTCTCTGTTTTTTTAATTGTTAATAACTCGTTTAAAGATACGAAATTCAAAGCTGTTGGATGATGTCCATCCAATCTTCAAACTTCATTGCCACGTAGTCTGGCTGATGGTTCTTGGTGAACACAACAACAGGAACACGGCCATCAATGGCCGCATCATCCTGTGCTTGTTTCAACGCTGACCAAATGTTCAGCCTTTCCTGGTTCTTGCATTCAAAGCTGAACTGTGCCAATGGTCCATCAAGGTCAATGATGTCACCTTTGATGGTCATGCCGCCAGACATTGGTGTTCTTCGGACATTGGTGCCGAATCGTTCATTCAGCATCTTGGCCACTTTGCGCTCGAATCTCTTGCCCTTGTCGTTAGCGTTCACCATGTCTTCAAGTCTTTACGGTTAACGAACCAAACAGGGCCATTTCCAAGGTCCTTTCTTCCTGCTTTTTCAATCATTTCCTTGGTTGCGTAGCCGACAATGTCAACTGTGCTGCCATCAACTATGGCAAGAACATAGACATCATGCATCAGCTTTGGAACAACCAAATTGCCATCCTTTCGGTCAGTTGCTTTGATATCAATTGTCGCGCCATTGCTGCTGATGAAATCGAATGAATCTTTTTCCAGATTGCTGATGATGTCCAGGTGCAGATTGAACTGCTTGCTGAATGCATATTCAGCCGTGAATCCAATCCTGCTTGCCTTCCGTTTATCAATGATGTTTGAATCGGTGCCACAGCCTTGCCAGAATCGCATTGATGCGATCATGTCGCACATTGCTAATTCTCTCGGTGATAACGTGATCTTCATGGCTTCAGAATATTATCAAGGTAATCCTTAGCCAATGCCAATCTTTCAACCAATTGTTGCTGCATTTCAACATCAGCAGGAACATTGATGATGACCATTCTGAATGCTTCATTCTCAATTCGAGGATCAAAGCTGATGAAGTCACACGATGTTGCACCTGTGGCCAACATACAACCCTGCATCTGCCACAGATACTTCTTGTCAATGTCTTGACTGATGACATTCTTCAAGTGATTGGCTGTGTTGTATGGGCATTTGATTTCAATCAGCTTGTCTGTGCCTTTGACCTTTCCATCTGGACTGCCACCGGAATAGTCTGAAATCTCGCAGAATCCAAGTTCTTCAACTTCACACCCTGTGCGCTGTTCGTATTCTTCACGTGCCACAGATTCGTATTCATTGCCGTGATCTAATGCGGCACCAAATATCTGCACACGTTGACCTGTCAACTTCTCTGCTGCTACTTCCATGATGTAGCTGATGGCTGTTTGGCCGAAGATGTCGGCCTTGCTGCGCCCCGATGTCATCAGATCACCAAAACGTGATGCCGTGAACTTGCCTAATCTTTGCGCGAACCATTCTTCAGTTCGCTGCAATTCGTTTGTTTCTTCGAAGATGTCCATGATTACTTGCTTTTATTTGGTGTGAAATCATCTGATTCGTCTTGTCCGTAGACGTTGTGCTGATAGAAACCAGACAGCTTCAGACATACACGTGACAATGAACGCTTTTCGGCCATTGCCACAGGATAATTCTGCCGTGTATTGTTTGGCGAAGATTCGCCATAGGTTTCAACAGTTATGGTGTGACCATCTGGCCCTGCCATTTCACCGATTGCTTTGATGACCACGTGCTTGCAGTCATCAGTCATGTGAACCATTTCGTAGCGGACACGAATGCCACGATGCTGCTGAATGCGTTCAATGCCTTGCCGTGTGATTATCACAAAACCTTGTGGCGATTTGAAGAAATGGTCAGCAGTTAGGCCGTTCTCCGTGGCCAACTTTTTCATGGTTTCTCTCTCTGTTGTTTTCATGAGAATATTGATTATTGATTAGTGATTTCTGATTTGGTTTTCAAGGTGAGCATTGCATATTCTGAAGTGAATGACATCCAATAGAATGGCAATGTATCTGTTGGTGTGTGAACACCTTCGTGATGGTCATAGCTTGCATCCCACATAGCCAACCATCTGGTCACTTCTCCAAGGATGTGACGTTCAACAACCATCTGGCTGTCTGCGTAGATCAGCACATTGACCTTTCCCATCTGGTCAATGGCATCAATTCGTGTGATGATGTCCAGGACTATCATCTTGGCTTCATCAGACAGATACGTTGTGTCTGCCGTGTAGCATTCAATTAGCGATGTTTTTTTCATCTTCTCTGTGATTTTTGTTATTTTCTATCTTTTAGATACTGCTCTAAAATCAAGTTTGCGATTTCGTCTTTTGATTCATTCATGGTATGGTGATTATTTATTGATTACATCATCGTGAAAAGCATCGTCATCGCCACATGATTCGCAAACGCCAACCAATGCAACTTGTTCGTGATGCTCTGAATATCCAACAACAGCCTGTGTCTGGCCACATTCACATCTGCATTGTGAATTGTTGGTGATCAATTGATAGCTGTGTTCCTTCAAAATGAAGATAGCCTGTTCTTCTGTGCTTACGCAGTTTACTGTTCTTGCCATTTCTCTGTGTTTAAAGACTTTCTTAAAACTCTACTTCCGTTCAGTTTGACGTTTACCCAATGCGAACCCAAGTCTGAATGGCATTCGAAAGTAACTTCTTCATCATTCCAAAACTGAACTGAAAAATGATTGACTTCTGTTGAGTTCTTAGTTTCGAACATTTCGCAAACTTCGTGACACACTTGGTCTTGTTTGCTTTCCGTTAGTGTTGTAACATTGTGTTTGAAGTTTTTCATAGCTTTCTGTGTTTGTTTCTGAGTCTAAACATACAAAAACACGTTGATAACTTCCAAATAAATGCACAGAAAATTTCACACGTTAACGCTAACGCGCTGATAATCAGCCCAATAATTTTAACGACTAATTAACAGAAAGCCACGTGTCATCATCATCTGACTGTCTGCTAACTATCCGCAGATACATTTCTTCGGTGTTGACCAACGTGTTGTGATAGGCAGACATTTCATCTTGAATGGCCTTGTTCCTTTCGCTGATTTTCCACAGAACGTAAGCTGTGACCATGAGCCAGAAGATGACAATGAACATCAGGACCATCGCAATAATCAGCAGGTTGATGATAGTCTGCATCATCTTACTTTACCCTTGATGATTCGCAAGTTGTCAACTTCAAATTCACCATTGTCATCAACGCGAATTACCGCGAATCCATGATTCCATTTGTTCACGGGCATATAACCTGGATGCAGTTCAGACAGACATCCTGTGGACCATGTTGTCACGACCTTGCCATCCAGATTGGATTCGGAATGTTCTGATGTTTGATGATTGTGTCCGCAGATAACTGATGCCTTTGCCCTCATGTAATATCCACGTGCAGGATTTACAGGTGAAAAAACTGACCTTCCAAATTCATGGCCATGCATGATGGACAACTTACCTGCCTTTATCACACGTTTGTCTTGAATCAGTTCACATCCAAGTTCACCAAATCGCAGCAGTTGGTCCATTGTGAAGTCTGCTGTTCCAATCAGTTCTGGAGCCTTGGTTCGCAGATAGGCTTCATACCTTTCTTCGTGATTGCCTAACTTGAAATAGAATGGCACACCATCAAATTCATTCCGGAACACCCTTAGCAATTGCCGTGTTGCTTCCAATTCTTCAGCGAATCCACGCTTCCTTGGGTCGCGTTCATACCTGCTCAACGCATAGCAGTCAACTGTGTCACCATTGAACACAATGGCATTCACATTCTGTTGCTTGCCATATTCTATGGCCTTGGTGATTGCGTCAATATTGTGATATGGAACATGGATGTCTGACAACAACAGGATTCTTGTTGCAGCTTTCGGCAACACGAATGGTTCCCATTCAGATTCATCTGATTCTGGAAGACCAAATGGATTGGCAATTCCTAATGCTTTGGCCTGTTGTGCTTTCTCGTCTGTCATGTGTTGCTTGTTTTGCAGCTTTGCCCTATCGGCCGCACCTGACTGTCCACGATAGTAACGGATGATGGTTCTGACATTTTCAATGTCAATGAATGCTGATTTGTTCTGTTTGTATATCAATTTGGCCAATGACAATGATGGTAAATGTGACCAATGCTCCAAATACTTCTGGACGATTTCGCCCTTGATTGATTGGTTGTTCATTGGTGCTGCGCCATTATACGTTCACGGTAAAACTTTGGGTCGATTTCGCGAATCTGCACAGCCAATTCCATCCATTGCCTTTTCGCTTCTGCTCTCTCTTCCTTGGTGCTGTCGGTGCCAAGGTTACATTGTATCAATGCATTCTGATGCAGAAGTTCATCAATCTGCTTCCGGACATCAGCATCCGTGTGATAGTAATAGTTTGCGCTCATCTCTGCCATAGTTTACGGCCAACGGTAATGCCAACATAATGGTCACCATTGAACTTGTAATTGGCCGTAATATACAACTTTTGAATGTCGCCATGCATACCAATTCCCAATAATGGTGTTACATTTTCGCCGAAATCAGTCTGCGCTTCGATGGATGCATGAAGTCCAATGCCGTACATTGGTGCCTTCTGCACATTTGACGTGTATGTGAATGCTGCTTTTTCGCTTAGATTCTGGTAGTTTTGCCAACTTGCCTTCAACTTTCCATCGGCCAATGTGATGGTTGTGTCGTATCGGTTCACTTCAGTCAGCCATGCTTGGATAATCTGAACTGTGTCAATGATCAGAACTTCACGTTCCTGGATGATGGTGTTGGTGATTGTGTCTGTAACTGTCACGCGATCCACGAATCTGACCGTGTCTGTCTTCCATCGATCAACGTATTCGGTCCGATACACAGGCTTTTCAATTTCAATGGTTTCTGTGATCACCTTGGCACCTGTTCCGCAGCCTTTCCATGCTACAATGACACCCAAAAGAAATGTGACCACGTACGGCCACACAGTTCTGAATAAATGGTTCAGCAATTCCCTGTCCATAAATTCACTTCTTCTTCTCTTCTGGCAATTAATCCACGCAGCACCTTGCCGCCACCTTTGGTCCATCTGCGAAATTCAGCAGGAATGTTCTGGTCATCCACGCAATGGTTAACCTTTCGCAGTAATGTTGATCTGGTGAAGTTGCCGATTCCCACATTGTAAACAAATGAAATCAACGCAGCCTTCTGGTGTGCTTTCAGCTTTACGTCCAGGAGACCATTGACCTGCTTTTCAACTTTCTTGATGTGATGCAGTAATTCTTCCGTTGCCTTTTCTTCGTCAATAGGCTCATCATCCATTGACACCTTGGTGCCGTCGGCATAGATAGTTGTGCCATAGCCAATTGTTGGCACATTGGCCGGACACAGATATGGTTCTGGTTCAAAACCTTCGAACTTCTTGATGGTAATGGCTGCCAATTCTGACGCTTTCATCTTCCTTGTCCTTTATATTTCTTAAATGAACGGTGTTTATTTTCGCTTTTTCTGTGCCTGCGAAGTTTCCTTTTTCCCTTGGCTCTGAACGAACTTACAGCTTCCTTCTTTTTCACAACTACATTCTATTGGTGCAATGGCACACCATTTTACATCTTGCAACGGCTGTCTTTTAGTTCGCCCCTCATCTCAACCAACGCCTTCGTGTTCTCTGATATCACATCTGCGAACTTCTCGACGTGCTTGTCATTTGCATCTTGCCAATCCTTCCGTTCTTCACGATGAATGTCAGTCAGCTTGTTCAGGTAGTAAACCAACACAGCCAAGAAGATGCCTGCGATTCCGTACGATGCTAATGCTTCAAGTATTGCGTCCATTATAACACTAAGTTGCCTTGTTCGTCAATTTCAGGAATGATTCCATATTCCAAAAGTCTCGCAAGCCAAACGGCTTCGTCTGTTGTAGTTTCCCAAACGTGAATTGTATCTGTCCGCAAAAGTATCGCTGGCGCATCAACACTTCTTAAAATTTCAGTCAGTTCCATAATTCAATTTTCCGATTATTGCGGTTCAATTATCACTTCAATACCCCGATATACAATAAACCATTTAAACTGGATTGATAGTTCTGCTATTCCCCTTTCAATCAATGAATCCTCTGGTATGATAGCACCTTGTTCATGTTCACTTTCAATGAAGTAGGGTTGAGAACTACCTGTGTCGGGTCTGTTCAATTCGCACCATTCGCGTATCTGTTCAACTTTATTTGCTGCTACAAGTATCATGCTGGGTACATCGTTAAAAGGTCTTGGTATAATTGATCCTGCTCAGCATCGCTAATGGCTGTCTGTTTGATAGCCAAATAATGAACAGGAAATGGAAATGGGAGCGAGTAATTTGGAGCGGCAGCGTTAAGTAGTACATAATTAAGTGCGCCACCCGATAACGTACCCGTAACGGATATGGATGCCGTAGTTCCGTTTATTATGGCTCGGTTTGTTCCTGATGAATACTTCATCACGAACACTTGCTTTCCGTTGCTTATGGTAGATGTTACAGCGAAAACGTTCACAGAAGTTCTGACACTACAATTTAAAAATCGCGGTGATACTGTGTCGTCAACAACTACGGCCTGATACCTCGTTGATGAAGCATTACCAGAACCGAACATATATAGCGAATCGAAACCACCTTGCACAGCGTTGTCGTTGTAGTCGAACACTCCGCATATAGTCACCTCATCGGTCTGCATTGATAATGCGGTTTCAAGTCTATCGTCATCGGTTGCGTAAACACTCACGCACTCGGAAGAACCTCCCCATTTTGACGTATAGCACCTCGTAGTTGCAGATGGTGCGGTTGCATCGTAACCATTTCCCGTAATGTCGTTCCAAACATTTACCTTATCGTCAACCAGTTCGACCTGATTCTTATACGCAGCATCGAATCCATACTTGGCTTCCAATGTTCCAACGGTAATAGACACGCTGTCCGTGCCTGAATTACCGTCCGTGTCCATAGCGGACACGCATAGGTCATACGTACCCGCGTAACTTGCCGCCCATACATAAGCGTTTGATGCTTGGTCTATTCTCTGCCATTGCCCTATGCTTGACCTAACGTAGAAGGTATAGGTGATAACTCCCGTGAATCCCGTAGGTGTTGCGGTAATGGTCACATCGTCACCGTAATCGGGTGTCGAATCGCTTAATGCAATGGAAATAGAGCCGCCTCCAGCTCCACCGCCTCCTGATGGTCTTGTTAATATTGATGGCATAGCTTATTGGTTATAGATGACAACGCTTCCGCTTGACATTGTGATAGCTGTGATGGCATCACTCGCAGGCACCACAATATATGCGCCTGCCTTTACAGTTGCTCCGGTCAATCCAAAGTCTGCGAGCGCATCAACGCCACTAACTTCAAATGTCGTGAATACTGTGTCTTCCTGTGCAATAATTGAATAGCCTTTCAATGATGTAAATGCGCCTGTTCCTGTCAGCAATTTACATCCACGTGTTCCAATTAATTTTTGTGATTCGGTCATCTTTTAATTTTTAGCTTGTTGGTATTTGGCAGCGATCATAGGCGAATGGTTGCGTAATTGACAGCACACAACTATGTCCGCTTACTTTATCGGTGAATCTTTCTGTGAATGGTTCAAACTGAACCGATGTCTGAATGCTCAACTGCTCGGTGTGCAGCTGTCTGAAGTAGGCTACGAAATCCATCAGAATCAAGATTGTGTCTGACATCACTTCGTGTTCATTTTCTTCTCCAGGCAGAACTCGGTCCATGCAAATCAGTCTGATGTCATAGGTCAATGTCCGTTCAGTAACAGATGCACCTTGTTCAATTGCCCATAGAACAACGTAGTCCAATTCTTCTGGCTGTAATTCCCACACATCACCTTGGCCGTACTGCTTTATCTGCAGATGGCTGTTGGCCTGTGCTTCGATCATTTCGAATATGTTGTTCAGAGTATACAAACTGTTTCAGTTTTTCGATGTTTTTCTTGTTTATTCCCTTTGCCATCAGTAGTCTATGTAGCCATCTCTGTATTTGTCCTGCAAACTTCTGACCCTAAATCTATTTCCAAGGAAGATGCCTGTTGAATAGACTTCCTTTTCTGGAAGAATGACATCAAGACCAGAGTCTGGTGATTGATAAGCAGGATAATCTGATGCATTTTCGCACAGGAATCGCACCAATCTTTCCGTGTACCATTCTGCCTTGTCGCGATACTTGCGTGATATGAAGTTAATTTCATCCAAGGATGACACAGATGCATTTTCGCTGCTCTGCTGCATCAGTCCCTTGTTTAGGAATTTGTAACTGATGGCAGTTGGTGCCTCAGATTCAATCCAATATCTAAGACATGGCTGAATGTAGTCATCCAACAATGTCTGATTTGCCGCAGTCAATGTGCTGTTGATGATCTGCGTCTTTATCTCGCCATACAATGTACTGCCTAACTTTGGCTGAACATAGATATCCTGGCACATGATGATAATCGGCCGCAGATATTTGAAATCAATATTCTCATGCAGCAATGTGCTGTCCTTCAGATAGCTTTCCGATATGAATAAAACAGGTGTTGCCATCAGTTCGCTTGCTTAGTGATTAGAACTTGCCGCCATTCGTGTCTGCAATGGATTGATTTGCCCCACCATCCACCGCCACGATTCCAGACATTACGTCCTTCCTGCATTCCCAATGCCTGAATTTCTTCCAAAGTCCACACTTTGCCGGTGTAGTTCGGACCAATTTCCTGCACTTCATCTGAACGCCAATCTGATGGTCTGCTTTCACGCAGCAGGTCAATGCAGAAATCACGCGATGTTGGAATGGTCAATGGTTCACCTTTCTGCTTCAATTCTGGCCGCAGATCATAAACGTAACCGATGCCAAATTCTTCTTCAATCGGTTCAATTTCATCAATGATTCGCTTACCTTCCTTGGTAACTTCAACAATACGTTGTGTGCTGCCTTCTATTTCCTTTATCAGAATGGAAATTGCATTGGCTTCATTCAATGCTTGGATTGCTGCCATCATTCGGTCAATGCTGATCTGCAAACTTCTGGCAATTGCAAGGAATGGCGTGCTTGGTTCCTTCACCAATATGTCCAGAACAGCAGATTCAATTGGGCCTATTTCTGCGAACCAATACTTCAGACATTCAGCTTCACGGATGTGTGCAGTTTCGAATGAATCGAATTGGAATCTTCTGTCAGCCAAAACTTTGTAGTCAAAACTTCCTGTGTTTTTTAGGTATTCCAGGACACGTTCATCATCTTCCTTGCTGTCGGATGATTTGCAACAGGTACGCTGTGAATTGAATGCAGACAATTCTGGCAATGGTTCGCCATTGATTGTTGCTGCTGCCTTCGCAGGTTCGAATCCGTACAATTCAACCAAGATTGCAATGGCAGAATTGGCATCCACAACACCTTCCTTTACATTCTGAAGTAGTGTGATGATTCCGCTAACGCCACCAACAGATCCCTTCAATGCAGCTTGTGCATCCTTGGTTTTGCTGTCAACACTTTCTGTTCCTTCTTCTTTCTCAACAGCCGACAATCCAACTGCTTCGCGGATTTCATCTTCCGTCATCACGCTGATGATGGTGCTTTCGGAGAATTGAACGCTGATTGGTTCCGTGTCGCTGATGGTCAGTCTTCCTTCCAATCCTTGCAAAGATGCCAGATCATTGAATGTGCGCTCAATAAACTGTTGCCGTGCGTTGACATAGGTGTTCTGGAATAGTTCAAAGCTGTCAACCAATTGGTTCCGCGAACTGAAGATTCCTTCTTCCTTTATTCCGAATAATGCAGGATCACTTATTTGATGTCCTGCGTACAATTCCTGCTGAATCGTCTTGTTCAATAAATCGAAACGCTTATCAAAGTCATTACTATTCAGCTGTTGAATGTCCGCTGAACGCTCTTTGGAATCTGCAAAATTCAGAAGTATGCTGTTGGCATTATCTGTTCCGGTGAACTTGGATTTGACCATCCGTTCAATTTCCGCTTGCTCGGTTTCTGTCGGGATGCCAGAATTGAAGTTGATCAAGGTCCCTGCCATGAAACCATTGCTGATTCCCTTGTTGAAATAGTCAGACACCTTTCGGTCCAAATCAATGTAGTTGATGGCACCAAGGTATGATGGCAATGGATAGTATTTGCAATTAGGTTGGTATGATTTCACATATAACAACTGCTTGCCACCTGGTTCGCGCCAATTGAATGCTTCTATTTCTTCAACTTCTGGATTGCTCTTCTTCCAATCTTCAGAATAGTAGTACTTGGTGCCATCTTCTGACACACGATATTTTGCAAAGTCTGCATGATAGATGGCTGCTATCTTCTCGCCTATGCTGTCATAGATAACTTCCAATGCATAGCCGCCATACAGTTCCAGGTCATGTGCAACTTTGACCAATATGTCATCTAATGATTCATATGGATTCGGATACTTCACGAACTGCTCCATCTTGGCCTTCATCACAGTTGTCATTCCATCCGTGTCAATAGACCATCCACGGCCACATATGTAATCGCGTTTACTGTTGATGATAGCGTGATGCTTTGCGCTGTTCCTGTAAAGTTCCAACAGGAAGTCAGGATAGCGATTCTTGTATTCTCCTTCCGAACCATACAGAATCCAATCCTTGCCACGCTGCTCTTTGAACTGCGGCACAACATTGGCTTCAAATTTCAATATGCTTAGACTATTCGCCATAGACTGTGTAAGTTTGGTTGCCACCTGTGTATACTTCAGATGGTGCAGGTGTGCCAATTACCTTCACGATTCCTTGTTCTAACAATGTCAGACCCGTTGGATCAAGATTTGATGATGAACTGTTGGCATAGATGTAATAACGCCATTGGCCATCATTGCCTAACTTTACTTCACCTGCTATTGGTGTTGGTGTTCCAGGACCAATTTCCGTGATTTCGAACTTGTTGAATC